GTTTCCAGCCCGTATAAAGGCCTGTTCTCTTATCTGTGCAATGTCACTCATCAACAGAGTACATAGTATATTTTAATGTGATTTCTTCTCCTGCTTTTATAGGTTTAATAGGGAACAAATGACTAACTATTGTGCCATCAAATCTTTTAATTTCACAGTTAGGTGTTTCACTATGATTAATAAAACCTCCTAAAGGTGTACGAAATACACTGCCAACTTCTTCGTACCATACATGTGTTACACCTAAAGAAGTCTCTAAGTCTTTTATTGCTTTAAGTGTAAACAAACCTAGACCTTCTATTTTACTAGGTTGTATAGTCATGTATGTAGGTAAAGGTCTATATGTATCTTCTTTATCCATATACTGTTAGGTACTTTCCTGGTGGTAAGTCCCATGTTTCTAGTATATCGTTCCATCTACAGTCACCATTGTTTACATCTGAATCACCTTCATAAATTGTATTAGATATTAACATAAACAATTGAGATGAACATTGACCATTTACTTTACCTATTCCCATGTCTGCCATATCTCTCAATTTATTTATATAACGTAATGTATTAGGTGTTATTTGTCCCATATCTTTTTGTGTTGTAGGTCGCATTAAATCAACTGGTGCTGTTTTGTTTAAACCAACAGTTACACGTCTAGGTGCTAACTTAGCTCCATCATTTTCTAATGCACTTAAGTTATGTGTACTAGAGATAGTTAATTGCTTGTTATCTTTTCTAAGTTCGTAAGAAATCCATACTTCACTACCATTTTTATTAAGACCTAAGAATCTTTTACCACCAAAGACTTCTTTTTTATTTGCATTATCTTTCCAAGTTTCTAACTTAGCATGCCAGTCTTTTTTAGATTCTAAAGGTGTAATAATATTAATGTCTTTTGACTTAGCAAATCTTGTATTCATAGTCATTATTCTATCTCCTCTGCAAAGACTTCTCTGTCTATTACTTTTGTATAGCCAACAGTATCTCGTTCATATTCCATATCATCAATAGCTTGTTCCTCGTTATCAGCTTGAACTGTATATCGTGTAGTTGTAGTTTCAACTACATAAAATTCTTTAGCCATTATTCCTCCTCATCTATAGGGTCAATTGTTACAGTAAACTTAGGTACTAAACATTTGACTTCTTCTTTACCACTTTCATTCTTAACAATTATTGGCATAAATCCAAAACGTTTTTCTAATTCGTTAATAAGAACTACGCCATCTGCTTCTGATACTGATATATCACTCATTCTTCCTCTCCTAACTCTCCTAATTGAACGTTGTAATCTTTAACAAACTTTTCCATAAGCCAACGTAACTTACCCATATCAGGTGGAATGTTCATTTCTGTACTACCACATGCTTCTACAAATTGTTTACCCCATGTCTTCATGTATTGTGGGTTTGTAAATATATTTGTATTAACAATGCTTAATGTTTTATTTTTATTCATATTTTTTCTGCTCCTCTATATCATTTAAGATAAACTCTGCACAAGAATCACAAACTTTATTGTCTGGATAGATTGTTAAATAACATGTAATGTTACATACAATACATACCATATTGTATATGTCTTCAATTTGTGTTTTCATTGTGTGTTAATTGATAATAATGCATTATCGTGTCCTTTCCAACAGTGCTTGCTACTATTCCAATGATGCCAACCATCGTTGTACACTAACCAAGCTGCTACTTTTGTCGATATTATAGGGTTCTTTCTATTACTTATTATATCAAGCTTTGGTTTTAACCAAGCCCAAGTTTTGTCATTAAATTGCCAAAGACCTACGTCATCTGTCCCATTTGTATTACGACCTACTGCTGTTTCTTTACCTCTGCTTTCGCAATAAACAATAGTCATTCCTTGTATAACATCTTCTGGTTTAAAGTATGTAGAGATTAAACCGTGCCATTGTTCTACGTATTGAACCTGAGCTTTTACTTCTCTACATTCTATGTACTCTGATAATAAGTCAGGTGTTAGAAACATTGGAAACAAACACCCGACTATTATCTCTAACATTAGCTAATGGTAGTTCTAGTAGGTACTTTAGTGCAGTAATAACTGACAAGTCCCTTAGTCTTAGTTTTAAGCGTAGTTATTTCATAACCTTCTGCTCTTAAGTTAAAGAGTATTCCACCAAATCTATGGCAATATAACTCTCTTACAAACTCCCAGTTAGTTATAGGTTCAGAGTCCATAAACTCCTCTAACGCCCATGCTACTAACTGTGTTTTACTTTTTACATATACGGGTACGTTTACCCCTCTAAATGCACTAGGTATCATAGCTTTCCTTTCTATCTATCGATAACATCAGGACGTAAAACCTGTGTTTTACTGAGTCCCTGGTATCTTCTTTTCTTTTTAGATTTAGCAGCCCTGCGCTGTAATCTATTCATTAGAACGGTGACAAGTCTTCACCAGCATCGTTGGGTGCTGTCTTGACTTCTCCATCTAAGTTCCACTCTACAGGTATATCACTGTTGTCTACCCACCAGGACTTACGCCACTTACCACTATGACCACCACAGGTAACAGGGTCATTAGTACTACATACAAAGTCTGGACTTTTGTCTGACTTTTTATTGTTTCTATTGTCATATACCATTTGTTGACAGAAAGGACACTTAAGGTCATCTCTGTATTTATTTTGTTGTTCCATTTTATTTACTATGCCTCCCAACATATCTCCAGCAGGTTGCACATTGTTAGTTACTTCTTGTACTTCTAAACCTACAGCGTTTAACTTTTCTTCTATTGACATTGTATCAAAAGATTCTTGTGTAACGACTGTTGGCATACTTACTAACTTTTCTATATAAGCAAAATACATATCAAGCTGTTCATCTGTCCATCTTGTTTTATCTGTATCAAACTTCTTTAACTGTACGTATTGATTTGCAGAACCTAAAATTTTGTGTAATGTTTCTTGTGATTCTACGTTCGTGCAAATACTTTGTACTGTTTCAGCTATAAATTGTACATCCTGACTCATGCTTCTGTACCTAAGATACTGTCCATGATTGCTGCAGCTGCAGCTTTATCTTCTTTAGACATCTTATTTTCTTTTTTACGCATGTCTACTTTGGTAACTTCTACCATAGCATCTTTGTCTGCTTGTTCCTGAGTGTAACCATCAGGTGCATAGGATGTAGCTTCTTCTTCAGTCTGCTTACTACCAGACCATAACTCTACACCCAGACCGAACCTCATACATGCACGTTTGAATGCATCAGACTCAGCATCTTTAAGGTTGTTACCATCATTAAACTTAGCATTGCCAAGCTTAAAGGTATCAACGTCACCGAAGCCATCGTAACTACCCATACCTTCTATGGTTATAGTACCTTTAGCACCGACTATTCTTTGCTCTCCGTTATGTGTACCATATACAGGTTCACATGACCAAGAGTATGTCACACCACTATCACGTAGTCTTTCTACATAATTAGCGTGTGGTACGTAGTCTCCGAACTTTCCAGCAGGTGCTTTTTTTACAAGTTCCTGTGGAAATGGGGACAACAGTTTGTTGTTATTAGTCATAACATTCCTTTCTTTGTTTATTTATTATGCCGTTCCGAAAAAACGGCTAATAAATAAAGTTATTTATTTACTATGTCTGTAAGTCTAGTCACTCCATGTTCTATTGGTATAAATTTAGTACCATTATCGGTATTAACTACAAAATATGGTTGTGAACCATACCCTGCATACTCAATAGAGACTCTCTTAACAGACTCATTTACTGTATTTGACATACTATATGTAGTATACCTATACTTTATCCAGTTTTACAAGGTATTCAGCAGTTACTCCATGTCCTGGTTTACAGAATAACAGCCATTGACATGGTCTACCCATGCTTGCAAGCTGCTCCATAGCATAACTGTTGTAGCTTTCTGTGCTTCCATTAACCCATAAACGTACATCGTTTACATACATTGTTGTAGGTGTATGGAAGTGTCCAGCTATTGCATAGTCAAAGTCAGGCATTAGATTTCTTGATGCTAATGCTTTCCAACCTAGTAATTTCTTACCGAAACCATACCAAGGGAATCCGCTATGTCCTCGTACATTATCTCCATGCCATACAAAGAATTTACAGTCTTTACCAAGGTCTGCTATACCAAACCAATGGTCTTCTGTTGTACTGTCGGGTACATGAAATGATATTCTTTTATCTTTATCATATATCATTGACATTATCTTTCCTAGCATACGGTCACTGTTGCTGTCTGGGTGATAATCTTTTCTAGCTCTACCACCAAGACTACCGTGATTACCTATAACCCATGTAACTTCTACTTCTTTGAAGTTAGCTAACAACACATCAAAGAACTGTGTCAATATTCTAGGGCCATCTATTGTTACCTGACTATAAAGACTTGCGTCTATCAAGTGTGATTGTCCTGGAAATATAAGCTCTCCTTCTACAATGTCACCCGCAACTAATACTGCGCATTTGTTAACAGGATGGGCATTTCTTTGAAGATTAGCTAGTTCTACTATCTTATGTGCATATGCAACAACACGTTTTTCTGCTATTGCTGTGTCATAATCTGGTGTTATTTTAGCTAACTGTATATCTGATAATATAGCTACTGCAACTTCTTCATTCTTATTAGCTTTACTTAATGTTGGTTTAGGAACATTAGGTTTAGCCCATGTAGATACATTCATTCGCACAGCATCATACATAGCTTCAATTAAATCAGCTTTTTTATTTTTAGCTCTATCTAATTGCTTAAGTAACTTGAGATTATCAGCTTTTAATTCCTGAATTTTTAGTGATTCAGCTTCGGCTATTAGTTTATCAACGTCTTTACTCATTGTTTACTACTTTCATAAAGTGATTACGTATAGCTGATTCTGATATTTTAATACCATATTCTTCTCTTAACAATCTGTGTACAACATATGGTTTTATGTTATGTCCAGAAGTTAATCGTTCTATACATCCTTGCCAGAATGGCATTGCTTCATCTGTTATTCTGTCAGCAACTGAACTTGTCTTACCATGTTCAGCTTCCTTCAGAAGTTTATCTATATCTTTCATACTTGTCATTATATGTTCATTTATTTTATATACAAGGATTTAATTTATTTAGACGGAGCGGGCTAACCCGAAATACGAGTGTCCTACCTATGGACACGAAGTATTGAGGGAAAGCACGCAGGGCTAAATAATCAGAGTGGTGTTCACTATAGGTCACTGTTGACATGATGAATAAAATACCCTGTTGCAAGTTCTCTTTGCACTCTATTCCACTCTAATTATTGATGTAATGCTTAAGCAAAGGAAAGGAACTCTGCCACACTTGCGTGTTGCATTACTCTTTAACTATACTACATTCAGTTTTAATGCATGTTCCTTTACTTCTTCTATGTTCTTAAGGTTAATAATGTTGTATTTTCTAACTAATTTATTTACATCAGCCATTAGATTAAAGCCATTTGTATCACCATGCGCACCAAACACAGCCATATCTGATACCCATATTCTTCTAGCTGGTTGTTTACCTAACCATTCTAAAGCAGGACCATCTACAACATTACCATAACCTGAATGCTCATCTAGATATTTTTCAGTTACACGTTTACCATTCTTTGCAATGATACGTAAATCACCTGTGTCACCTTTGCCATTGTACATAGCAATAGTAACAGCAGGTAACTGCTGCATAACTTCTAAGATATCTTGACCATTAAATGACATAGAACCTGATGCATCAATAAGTATTGTGCCTCCAAGTGCTGTTACTTTCTGTTTAAATATCTTTTTATCTATACAATATCTGTTTATATACTTAGGATTGTAACCAAAGTCAGCTGGTCTGTATGACCTACCATTCTTAAGTCTACTTTGTAAGTTAACAGTTAATGGTGGTTGATGCGTAAACATTTCACCCCATTCACCGTGACCATCAGAACTACTATATAATAATTCAGTAATATCATCTCTAGTACGTTGTTCTAAAGAACCACCACCTAACTCATTAGATTCTTGAGCTTCACCTTCGCCTTCTCCTTCTTGTTGTGAAGATGTAGGTTTTGGTGCTGGTTTATATACTTCATCATGCTCAGGTTTGTCTCTAAACATATCAAGTATTTTACTTAGTGGTTCTGCATACTTTTGTACTTTACGATAACTAATAGTTTGACCCCAGCTATGATTAGTAATATTATGCATGAATTTAGTAATAACTCTTTGTGCATACATAATTTGATTCTTACGAAAATCAGTAACATTAGAATCATTTCTTATCATGTCAAAACATGATGACATAACAATCCATTCATCATTATATTTATAACTAGAATACTTACGGTTAGTATCATTATCTGGTACTCGCCATCTACTAGCTAAACCCATAAGTATTATTTCTGCAATACCTGACTCATAAACTAATTTCATAGTTTCTTGTTGTATTACATCTAAACACTTTGAAGGTTCATATAATGCAAGCTGGTTTTCATATAAAAGATGATTAACTCTAACTTCTTCTAGTACATGAACAGCTTCTGCACGTACGCCTGGTTTTAGCTTACCCATAGTCTTAGGACTCCACTTGGCATGACCAAGTTCGTGTCTACGTATCATACGACTATGATTAACACCACATTCCGAACACTCTCTGTCGAGTGGAACTGTCATCTGTCTGTTGAGATTGTCTGTAGAACCATCGGGACTGTTGTTAACAGTACCTACTACTTCCCATTTCTCACCAGTAACAATTTCTGGATATGGATAAGCTTTACTGTTAGGCACGTGCTAATGTAACAGCGTCTATCAATTCTTCTGCTTTTTCTGCAAAGATTAATTGTGCTGCTATTTCTGGAGTAAAGCCATTAGCTTGTAAGTTAAAGAACTCTGTCCATGCACGTACTGAAATACGTTCTTCATCATCCTCTACTAATGTTGTATCATTAATTACACCATGCCACTCATCTGGAAATTTTTCCATTGCTTTAGGGTGTATACTGTCAACATATATTTTTACAGGAAATCTGTCTTTCAAAGCCAATGGTAATGACTCTGGTGGACTGTTAGTTGTAGCTACGACTTGAAAGCCGTCAGCTGGTTTAACTGTCTCCTTTGTATCGTTATTTAATGTCAACATTGCTATTTCTTGGTCGTCAAGAATAGCATGTAGAAACGTCATTGCATCTGGTGATGCATGGTCTATCTCGTTAATTACAAGACGACCACCATTTTTCCATGATTGTATTGCAATACCGTCATGCCACTCAAAAGTACCTGTGTTAGATGGCTTATAAAAACCCTCTAAGTTTGCACTAGCAGTATCTTCTGTCATGGTTATTTGATAGATATTATCTATTTCTTTTTCTGCTGATTTACTATACGCTTTAGGCGTATTAGTTTTAACAGCACTGTATGTCTTACCTGTACCAGGTGGGCCATAAAGTAATACTCTACGGCTATTGCCCAATACAGATTCTACTAATTCCCAGCAATCTTTTGCCATGATTAGCTCCTTTCGTATCTGTATTTATTCCTTAGTATCTCTAAGAAAATCTTCTATTTCGTCACTCATGTGATTTGTATGCTTAATAACAGCATTTTCTGTAAGTGTATTAAGCTCATCTTCGTCATCGATTAAGCTAGCTTGTATAGCTGTTGGCTCTAACAATATCCAGTCTGAAAACAAACCTTTATCATCAAGAAATTCAGCAAATTTAAGCACTGTTTCTTTATCAAATTCGTCTTCGTCAGGTAAAATACCTGGGTATCTAGTCATTGTTTCTGCTTTAACAACAGTGTCAATTTTGATAGCTCTAGCAATAGCTTGTTCTAATGAACTTGCTTCTACTTCGTATCGATTAGCTATACCATTTTCTATATCTAGTTCTTTATCATCATCTATTTTTTCAAACACTTGTTGTCTGAAATATGATATTTGTACTTGATACTTTTTTAATGGTTTGTTTTGAACCTTAATTAAGTGTCCATGCATAATATTCCTTTCGTTGCTCTGCCACAGAGAGTAACGGAAGGAATGCATATAACATTCCTCCCATACTCAATGCTATCTTACACAGGGCATTATGTATTTTATAGATAGCTCGTAACACACAATTGGTAGGAATCCAACCTACAAAGCGACCATACTTTCGTATTCGCTATACGCATTTACTTTTATGTGTTACAAGCTACGTACGTGTAACAACCTAGACGCTGGCTATAAAGGGGAACTAAATAGCCAGCTTGGACACATGGTCTAGGTTTTATAAAGTTGTCTGATTCGGGCAGGAATGACAACTTTAATATTGCATTTTGCACAACAAACACCAATAGATACAGGTTCTGCATTATTGGTATATTCATTGTGTATGACTTCGTCACATAACCAACATGTAAATGAATCAGGCATAATCATCTGGTCCAATTACATCTAACATAGACTTACAATATATACTTGGTCTATGTACGGTGAACTCTATGTCACCGTCATTAGGTATAAGACGAACCATTGCATCTATTTGTGCAACAGCGTCATCTACGTCAGTATCATATCCAAAATGAAAATCAACAGTTAAGATATTATCTTTTTGTCTATAGTCTTGATTTTCAAATACATATACATCATGTTCTTTCATAATGTATCTGTATCGTATACGTTACTGATAACTGAATCTAAATCCATAAGCTTAGTTACAATAGCTTTATCAAGCTCGCTCATGTTTTGCATGGTGTTTTTAATACCCTCAAGTATCAAAACTATTTCAGTTAATTTTATATCAAGTTCATCTAATTTACTTGTCATTATTACCTTTCTATATATTCTGGGTAGCATGGTTCGCAATAGTGTTTGTTATTAATTTCTCCACCACCATTATGTGTATGTGAATATCTACCACAACCTTCGCATAATAACCAACCACCCATTAGCTATTTTTCTTATCAACAGCTTTGCTTATTTGATAACTTACTGCTTCGTGAAGCATTGCACAATGATTGCCTATTTGTGTTTTAGCTCTATCATCATTACTCCAAGCTTGTAAGTCATTAAGTGTCCACTGAATAACTTGTCTTAACTCATCTACATCAAGTGTATTGAGTTTATTATTTAATGTAATATTCATAGTTTCCTTTCACTTTATATATATTACGTTCGCCCGAAAACGAACGTAATATATAAATATTTAACTATTCTACAACGTTACCGTCATAATCATCATCTAAATCATCTTTAAATGAACCTGTGTCAACAGTACTAGCCATAGCTAGTTGTTTTTCTACATTCTCTTTACCTTTAAGAGATGTAGGACTTGCATCATGCAATTCCCACAGTTTAGATTGTGCGTCAGCAATGATACGCAGTTGCTCTGCAACTTCAGTATCAGTTTTATCAAGGTGTAAAAAGTAAGGTCTACTTTTACCTTGAGTTGCTGAATAGCCATGAGTGACAGCCATTTGACTCCACTCAGTCAGTTGTGCGCCTGTTTGCGCACAGATTACCTCGTAAGGTACGTTACTTGCCATAATATATATCCTTTCTATTATGTATCATCTATGTCTTTCATAGATAAATTTTTCTTTCACACCACGCTCTGAAAGAAAATATTTAGCTAAAGACATAGTTATACAAGAAAGGATAGTTATCAAGTAGTACCTACTAGAGTTCGTGAACCCCATGTATCAGAATCAAATGGTTCGTTATGGTATTCATCTATTAGATTTTTAAATACTACCCATGCATATGTTAATTCCATATTAATTCTATAGTCTAAGCATTCTGCACTACAGTAATACCAGTTATTATGTCTAATAACTTTATTTTTATTTACATTATCATTAAAACATTCTGAACATTTAATCATATTAATCTTCCTCCTGCATAACTACCTGTATGCCATTCTGGGCCATTAGCCCAGATGTATTGGTTATACTCATACATGGTGATTGGTTTATAACAATTACATAATCTTTCAGGACTTTCTGAATACATAAACTCTATATCAGCACTTGCTTCGTGCAAGGCTGATAAACCTATGTATTTAGCGTCCTGACTCATGTAATTGTCATTACTAGGTATCATAGGGTAACCGTCAATATCCTGGACTGAATACATTCCAGTCCAGTCAATTGGTTTACCAATTACATCAGTCATTTTTCTAACACATCCTTAACAGCTCTGTTAAGAGTTGTACCAAATGCACTTATTTTATATAATTTATAATTATCAAGTACTTTTTGTACATGTTCATTATATTCATCTGGTGTTAGATGTGGTTTGACAATTAGACACGCGTCATATAGACGCGTTATTTCGTCAAACAATTGTTTTTGTGTAGCCATAATTAGCTCCTTTCAATTTTCTTTTAGATATTTCATGTGGACAAGTACAACTAATTAAATGATAATTGTTTGTACAATAACTCATTATTTACACTCCTTAAGATATAAACCTGCGCGTGCAAATTTATATCTAATTCGTGTAATTTGGTACTTATGTATTATATATTTAATCATATATTCCTTTCTTGAAGGTAAGTGAAGCTTATGCTTCACTACCTTCAAATAATGATAATTGCTTAATATTATCAATTTGTTTTTGTAATTTAGGCAACTCTTTTAATTTACGTGCAATATAGGTTTTAGATTCCTTATGCAGTTCAATTAAGTTCGGCTTGCCTCCAGCTGTCGGTTGTGCAACACAGTCGCCGTGTAGGTACGACTTCCATGTTACCCAGCCCTTCTGTGGTCCGAAGTAGCTTTTTATAGGGTGTCTTTCGTCTGGAAATACTTCGTTATGACATATGCCACAATCGATAGTATTTACCCATTTAGTATATTCAGTATCCATATTTTCTTGTCCTTTCGTATGAATTTTCTGTCTTTCACACCTGCCAAGACAGATAAATTTTAGTACGAAAGGACTTAGAAAATAGGATACGAGAATATCTATGGGTAATACTAGATTGGCATTGACATACAAGTATGACAGACCAAGACGCACTCGAAAGCCTCGGCGACAAAGGTCTGTAACATTAAGTTATCCTCACTGTACTGTTAGCACAATACAGTAGAGGCAAGTAACTTAATGTACAGCTGGAATGTAACTCATTGTACGGATAACACTGTAGTTATATATAGTATCCATATCAGTACAGAGTCATATCAATACACTACATATGGTATTAAATCAATAGAGGATACTATATATAGTAGTCACTTTACCGTAAGGTAAAGACACTCAGTACATACATACAATATATAGTATGACTACTGTAGGACTTTAGTACTGAGTGTTGTTTGACTACCCAGTGTTAACCTTGACGTTGCTTATATAGTATGTAAGGCTAAAAATATATGCTGGTAATTTCTGTAATACTGTAGGTGGCTACAGTCTTTTTAGGCACTAGCGGGCATTAGTAATTGTGTGCCTAATCAAACGCTTTCTAATGTCCTTGGGTACTGCTTTTGTCTTTCTAGTGTACTGTCTTGCCAGTCAGCAGCTTTCTACATCCCGATTGCACCTTCACCTGTAACAAATTACTTGTGTTTGATGTTTGTATTTGAGAGTATAGTACCATATAATTAGCACTACGCAAACATCTACAGAAAGTTAGTTAAATGGGTCAAAATGTTGTATGTATAGCTCAAGGCTGTAGGAAGCGATTAAGTGGGAAGCAAAGGAAATTTTGTTCACCTACCTGTCAAAAGAGACAGTTCGCAGCCGACAAGCGACATAATGACAAGGTTGAGAAACCAATTAACCGTGAACTAAAATCTGATGATGGCGACTACGCTAGTGTTAGACGAGGTACGTATTACCGAGCTTTCGTAAGTGAAGGATACGCCGAGTTACTAGCTAATGGAGACATTAGTGTAGCTGAGGTATCTTTACTCCTTGAGACTAGCTCGGCTACCGTCTCTAGAATGGCAGCTGCCTATAAAATTGACACCAGGAACTCCATCGCTGCTGACGGATGGGAAATATCTGAAGAAGCACAAAAGAGTTTAGAGAATTTTTCTAGCTTCCGCGAAAAATATTTTCGTACGGAACTAGGTAAGAAGTATGAAACAGCCCCCTTTCATACTAATTGGATAAATAACATTATAGATTCTATTAATAACGGTAAAGAATTATTAATATTAAGCCCCCCAAGACATGGAAAGACAGAACTGTTAATACATTTTGCTGTGTATCAGATATGCAAGAATCCAAACTTACGTATTATGTGGGTAGGTGGAAACGAAGATATAGCTAAAAATGCTCTTAGCGCAGTCCTAGACGTGCTTGACACGAACGAAGAACTTAGAGAGGCATACTGTCCCCCAGGTACATCTTTTAAACCAGATAACCGTTCTGGTAAGAACTGGTCACAGAATCAATTTACTGTAGGTACAAGAACTGTAGCTGGTATTAAATCACCAACTATGGTTGCTGTAGGTAAAGGTGGAAAGATATTATCTCGTGACTGTGACTTGATTATTGCAGATGACATTGAAGACCACCAAACTACTATGCAGGCAGGTGCAAGAGAATCTACAAGACAATGGTGGACAACAACATTATCTTCACGTAAAGAGGAACACACAGCTGTTGTAGTAATTGGTTCAAGACAACACCCTGATGATTTATATAACCATCTTTTAGAGTCAGATAATTTTACTTCTATAGTTGAATCTGCACACAAACTAGAATGTGAACTACCAGAACATACAAGTGAAGTACATACTGATTGTATGCTATGGTCTTCTAAACGTTCACACAAATGGTTAATGTCTAGATTACATTCTGCTGAATCAACAGGTGGTAGGCAGATATTCGAGATGGTGTACTATAACCAAACATACATAGAAGGTACACAAATTTTTACTATGAATATGGTTGACCAATGCATGCGACCTGATTTAGTTATGGGACAACATTATAGAAATTTACATTTAGTAGCTGGACTTGACCCTGCATCATCAGGATTCCAAGCATCAGTACTTTGGGGTATAGATGCATATAGAGGCGAATTATTTTTAGTAGATTTAGAAAATAGGCAAGGGGGCGGAGTAAGGGCTGCACTTGACCAAATGTCAGATTGGTTACACAAGTATGATTGTCGTCAATGGATAGTAGAAGAAAACGGTTTTCAAACTGCTATACGTCAAGATGATAAAATAAAAGAATTTACATTACGTAGTGGTATTCAGTTACAAGGACACCTAACAGGTAAAAACAAGCATGACCCACTATATGGTGTAGGTGCAATGGCTGATTTGTTTGAAAATAGAAAAATACATTTACCTACAGGTGATTCAGAAAGTAGTGCTAAAATACAAAAATACAGACAACAGTTGTTATACTTTGATGGTAAACCTGTTTCAAAGCGAAACAAGGAAAAAACTGATATAGTTATGGCTAGTTGGTTTCCGATGAAGGTATTTAGACGTATGCAAAAAGAACGTCTAGCTGATGTTGGAACAGATTACGAACCAAGTTATGGAGATTTTAAATTAACTAATATGAATGATGCACCATGGGGATAGAAAACTTAGACCTTAAAACATACAATGAGATTATTGAAAGCGCCTCTGAGTTAGTCGGTGGACAAGCAGTACAAGAAAGACAAGTTAGTAAAGCTCGTATTAAAGCTATTTTAAATGGTGGTAGTGAAGGCATGAGGTCTTTACTTGGTGATTCAATGAGTGCAGAAGATGCTGATTTGTTACCTGCACCAAACTTATTACAATCAGGTATTGATAGATTAGCTCAAAAAATATCTGGTGTACCACAAGTACGTGTAGATATTCTCAATGGTAATGAATCAGAAAGAGCTAAATTTCAAGCAGAAAAACTAGAACGAATAGTAACGTCTTATGATGCAACACAAAATCTAACTACACAGTTAGCACAAGCATCTAGATGGCTACCTGGTTATGGTTATTGTGCTTGGGTTATATCAACTAAAGTAGATAGCAATGGATTTGTATATCCTAGTGCTGAACTACGTGACCCTTATGATACATTTCCAGGAAACTTTGGACCTGACCAACAACCTAGAGAACTAGCAGTTCTTAGACGAGTGCCTAGATATAAACTTGCACAAATCTATCCAGAGTTTAAAGATGAAATTATGAGAAAAGATGATGATGAAACAGGAGAAGATTATACACCTGTTCCTACAGAATTTATGAGTTATGATACAAACAATGCACAAGATTGGGAAGATAACACACGAGCTGGATTAAGAATAATAGAATATTATGACCAAGGTGGTACATACATAGTATTTCCTGAACGTAAATTAATTTTAGATTTTATACCAAACGTTCTTTCTACTCCACCGTTTGTGTTTATGAAACGTATTTCTTTCGACCAACTCAAAGGACAATATGACCATGTCATAGGTTTAATGGGTATGATGGCAAAAATAAATATTATGTCTGCTATCGCTATGGAAGATGCAGTATTTACAGAAACAAACATTTCTGGTGAACTAGAATCTGGACAATATAGAAAAGGTAGATTTGCCGTTAACTATTTGTCACCAGGTACACAGGTCAGCAAACCACAAAATAACATGCCATATCAATTGTTCCAACAAGTGGATAGATTAGAAAGACAATTGAGGCTTGTTGGTGGTTATCCTGTTACTGATGATGCACAGTCACCTAATTCGTTTGTAACAGGAGCTGGTTTACAAGAACTTAATGGCGCTATGTCATTAATGATAAACGAGTACAGAGAAATTATTAAAAACGCAATTGTTGAAATGGATGCTAAAAGATTAGAAATGGATGTTGTTCTAGCATACACAACAGGTGTAACAAAAAAACCTATGATAGGTTATATTAATGGTTCTGCTTTTTCTGAAAACTATCAACCATTAAAAGACATAGGTGGAGATTTAAGAACTAGACGTATCTATGGAGTAATGGCAGGATTTGATGAGCCACAAAAAATTGTAACTGGTTTGCAATTGTTACAAGCTGGTGTTATAGATACAGAAACATTACAAGATAACATAGATGGTTTAGAAAATATACAAAAAGTACAAGAACGTATTAGAAAAAATAAAGCAGAAGGTGTTTTGTTTGATTCAATATTATCTAGGTCAGCACAAGGTGACCCACAAGCAACAATGGCAGCTATAGCAATCTACGAGCAACCGAATGCTATAACTGATATTATGAAACAGTTTTATACTCCTGAAGAACCTGGTATGACACCAGAACAAGAAGCAATGATTCAACAGCAAATGTTGGGTGGACAGGGCTTGCCACCACAAGCCCCACCATCCATTGCAGAAGCACTTGGTGGGTAATGGAAGAATACGTAGAAAACGAATTTTGGGATATGGTATATAACGAATATGGTGTACAAGATGAATTTGATGTACTATCTGAAGATGTACAAAACATAATATATCCAGCAGAAGGTATTATTATTTTTATAACTAAAGATTTTTATAGAAAGGATACATAATGCCAGGGCGTGGAGGGTATAGAAAACCAACACCTACTGCTGATAATGCAGTATCTGGTGATGGTGCTATGAGTAAAAGAACAGATGGAAATCCTTCTGCTCCTATTGCTGCTCCTGGAGGAGATTACGGTAGTAGACAAAAAATAGAAAAAGAAGTAGCTGCAACTGGTGGATTGCCTAGAGTTCAAAATTTACCAAATAGACAAATGCCTAATTTAAATGTAGCTAGACCTACTGAAAGAATAAATGAATCATCTATTGAAGGTACAGCAATGAATGGTGGTTTAGGTATTACACAAGAAATTAAAACACAAGTAGATATATTACTAGATGTACTAGAACTCAAAAGTTCAAACCCTGCGTTAATAGCACAATTAAGAAATACTAGAAATACACAAAAACCTACAGCTTTGTAATGAGTAATAATTACTTAGACCAAAAAAATCTAGCTAGATTAGCTGAGATTAATAAAACTCAAACAAAACAAATGGAACAATTTTTGTCCATGAATCCTAATTTTCAAAATAGATTTGAAACAATTAATAATATGTACAGTAATTTACCTTTAGATATTGTTATTGATTTATCTATGTTTAGTGAACAAGAACTACCAGTTGAATCAGAATCTATTGTTGCATTAAATAATACAATTATAGAAGAACAAGCAATACAAGCAGCTAATGATTATCAACAATCTAAAGAAGATTATAGAGATAAAGATTACGCAGATAACATGACAATGAATTATTTAGATGTGTTATCTTTTGGCGCAGTGTCATCATCATTGTATTGGGCGCAAAGAATAAGAACTGGTTTTGATAAGGATAATTATAATACTGAAGGTGGAATTATAGACACTCCTATAGGAGCTATTGATGTAACTCCATCAGCACCTAACTTTGGTAAAACACAAACTCTTGTTTTATTAGCTGAAACTTTTAATGCAGCTTCAGAATTATTTGTTAAATATTCTCCTAGTTTTAGAAGTTCTATACAAAAACCTACTTTACGTAGAGATGAAGAAGGTAAAGCACGTGGAGAATTTGGTGTTGAAGTTGTACCTGGAAGTAAAGAATTTGAAGATTTAACTTTTATTGAAAAAAATGCTATGGCAATACCTGGAGTTAATCTATTAGTACCAGGTAACAGAGCATTATTTAATGGACGTGTTTTAGCTTATGCACAACAAATGAATGCTTTAGATAGATTTATGGAAAGTGGTAAAACTAGAGAATTTGCACAACAGTATGTTCCTATTGATTTTGCTAAATCTAAAATAAGTGATTTAGGTGTTGAAGGTAATTGGAAAGAAGAAACAAAACAGTGGGTGCGTTATGCAAAAGAAGCTCGTAAAGTTGGTGGTAGACCAGCTATAGCTCAAATTATGGAAGAAATATATAAAGGAAAACCTGTTAATTACAATAGAAAAAATAGAATAGTTGCTGAGTCTTTATTTGCTGAAGATAGTCCTGTAGTACAAGATATGGTAAACAAAGGTTATTCTTTTGAATTTTCTTCTAGAATGTTTTATGAAGATGTAGGTAAACCAATTTATGGAAACGATGTAGCAGAAATACCATGGACAGCTATACAAACACCAAATGAAATTGAAGCGTTTGCTGGTAGACAATTTATATATACACCTGAAGCTGCAGAACAATATGAACAAACTCGTGTTAGAAATAACAACGAATTGTTTGGAGTAAAAATTCCTTATTCATCAGGAAGATATCAAGCTTCATTACTGTATGATGTTGGTTCTTCAGAATATAATCAGTTATCTGGATTTATAGATGGTGCTGAAAGAATAGTACCTGAATTAGTATTGCAAAAAGGTTTTTCTTTTGCTAGAAAACTAAAAAATTTAAGAACTGATGTTAATGCTTTATCTCGTATAGATGATGCTTCTTTATGGAGTCAAGATAAAAAAGTATCTATGATACAAGATTTTGTCAAAAAAGAAAAAGTAAACCCTGTAACAAATGCACCTATTGAAAATGTTGATGAATTTTTACAAACTTTTGATTACAAAACAAATCTAAGAAAATTTACACCTGATTTAAAAACAGATTTAAAAGATGCTAAAAGACAATCTGCAAAATATTTTAAAGATTATGGATTATTTGGAGGTAGAGCGCCAGGATTTTTAACAACTACTGGACCTAAGATTGTTAACAGATTAAATAAAAATGGAAACTTATCTAAATATGCAGCAGAAACTAGCGAATATAAAATAGCTACTGATGCATTTTTAGGTAAATTTCCAGAAGCAGTACAAAAAGAAATTGTACGTATTAATAATGTAGACGAAATGTCTAAATTGTTTAACAAGATTTATAGTGATGCTGGTTTAACTTTACCAAAAATGTCTGACCCATTTAAACAAATGTCTAGTCCAATAAAAGGTTCTAATTATTTAACTGCAGGAATTAACACAGTTACAGGTAAAAATGTAAGTGTTCCTTCTTTTGGTAGTCTTATGGGTAGAACTGCTAATAAAGGTTTGCAGATTGCAGATAATGCAGTAAGAAAACCTGGTGCTATTTATCGTTCTTTAAGACAACCACAAATAACTATGCAATTAACAGATGTTAATAAAACATTAGGTAAACAAGAATTTGCTAGATGGACTAAAACAGGACAACAAAGTCTCAGCAGAAACATGGGATTCTTTCACGAATTTACAGATGGTATGAGTCCATATTGGAAAAAATGGTTTTCTATACAACCTAGTGGTAATTTATCTTATTCTAATAGAAGTAAAGCATACACAACATTAGTAAGACATTTAGCAAACATTGGTTATGGAGACAAACAAGCTTCAGAAGTTATTAGAGAATTTCATAATATTAAAAAATGGAATGTACAAACTGTTAATGCTTTTGCAAGTAAGTTACGTCAACAAGACGTATTATACGTAACAGGTCGTAAAGGTACTGAAAGGTCTAAAATATTACAAAGAAGAATTGAAGATATGTTTAATGACGAAGGTCGTGTTAAAAATTATCTTATAGACCCAACAGGAAGACAAATAGATACACAATGGTCAGGTAGAAGTATCAGTGAAGAAGGAATTGTAAACTTTCATCCAACTATATCTAAAATGGGAGAAGCAGCAGATTCAGGTGCTGCATTAATAAACAACCGTGCTATACAAAGAACATTAGGTAGATTTTTTACAGATATGCCAGATGCTTTTATAAACAGTCAAGCAGATTTTGTAACACCAGAAGCGTTAGCTCAGATGGCTAAAAATATAAAAGAAGCTGGAATAAAAGGATTTTTTAAAGAACTAAAATTACCTTCAAGAAAAATTGAAGAAGATGTATTTACTTATATGGCTGATTTTTATACTAATCAGTTATTTAAACCTAAAGCTATTTTAAAACCTTCTTTGACTCAAAGAGTTTTACTTGAAGAACAACTTGGATTTTTTGTTCATCCTGATTTAGATTCTGTATTTAGTCATCCAATTGATTTTATGAACTGGATTTATAGTTATGGACAATTACCTAAAAGAGCGCCTTTAAGAAAATTAATGGAACAAATTGTTGAATCAGGCGAAGATGTTAATGAAATAACTATGGGTGTTTTATATAGAGATGCTTTACAAATAAACTTTGCTAAAAATGGATTTAATACAAGTAATATGATAGATAAAAATAGTATTAACTATGTTCCTATAAGTGCAGATAATCCTAAAGTTTTAGGAGGATACATATTTGAGCATCTTAAATTAAGAAACACTCCTATGAGTCGTGTAGTTGCTCGTTTAGGTTGGTCTGATGAATTAATGGAATGGGCAGATTCTACAACAGGGCTTATTACTGTTGATGGTATAGAAGTACAGCTTCCTTCTGCAGCAAAATTAATACAAGAATTTATGGATAATTCAGGAGATACTTACGGAGATTTACGTAATAGAGATAAATTGATGGATTATTTATCACAACTTGAAGCTGAAATAAGATTTAGAACTGGTATGCCTACACAAGAAGGTGTACATTATGGTAAATATTTATCTGGTCCAAAAGAAGGAACTAATTGGTTTGATAACTCTTTTGCATATACTGGTAATGCTACTTTGAGAGAATCTATTTGGACTGGTGTAATTAAATCAGGTGATAAAGAAATTGCATTAGCACCTTCTTATGATGATGTTTTTGCTAATTTTGGTAGTAGAAAACGTAAAAAAATGACAAATGCGTTTAAAGAACAAATTAATCTTGTAGATGAAGCAGGTGATAAGTTATTTGATTACGGTTCTGCATTAAGACCAGATACAGATGTTACTTGGAGAAAAGGTGAAGCTTTAGAAAAAATAGATTATATTGTTAATGCACAATTTGAATTTTTATTAACACAACCATTAGCAAGATTACATAGAGCGCCTGTATTTAAACAATATAGATGGTTAAGATTAACAAGTCATTTTGATACATTTACACCTGCAGTACAAGCAGAATTTATTAAAGAAGCAGTTGCAGCTAAAATACCACAAAAAATAATTAATCAACTTAAAGGTATTAAAAAAATTAAAAGTGGTACTAATGATAATTATGAATTATGGAGTAAAGAAGCTTCTTCTTATGCATTAGCAACAATGAAAGAAATTTTATACGATTCAAGTGAAAGACATAGATTTTCTGAAGTAACAAGAAATATATTCCCATTCCCTGAAATATATTTTGAATTAGGAAAAAGGTGGTCAAAACTTACTATGCAGAATCCATATTTTGTAAGAGAAGCTGGTTTAGTACCAAGAGTAGCTACATCTATGAATGGTGCATTTATTTATTCTGGTAATGGTGTTTTTCAAAAGAATGAACAAAATGGTGAAACAATGTTTGTTATGCCTGGTAGTAACTCATTTAATAACTTTTTATTTGGAGAAGATTCTAATTTTAATTTAGTTATGAAAGGATTTGCTAGTGGTATAAACATGATTGCTAGTCAAGGTTTTCCTAATGTTACTCCTATGGCAGGTATAGGTGCTAAATGGGTATTTGATAAATTACCAGGAAGTGTTGAATTAACTGACGAATTTTTTGGAGACTTTCCTCCACCAGAAGGTTTTATGGATGCGTTAACTTTTGCAGATACACCTTGGTTAGAAAAAACTTATGCAGGACTAAAAGACAGTAAATTTGGAATTGATTTGATAAGAGAAACATTTAGTGATACTTATTTAGATGAAGATTTAGAATTAAAAAATATGACTATGGATAGTGCTGTAGAAAATATGAGAGCTGATTCTACTATTACTGTATTTGATGGAATTAAATCTACACATAGTGAATTAAAATTGTTAGAAACAGGTGAATTAGATAAATATATTAAAGATATATTTAAAGATTGGAATGGTGAAAGAGAATTATTTTTAGGTGGAGATGTAGATAATTACTACAATGAATATTTACAAACAGGGGGTAAAGCATTAGACGTACCTGTAGGAGAACTTACACCTGCAGTATTAGATTTAGCTATTATGAGGTATTCTGCACATCAAGGTAGATGGTTAAATTTATTTAGAGGTGCTTCACAGTTTGGTTTTATTACAGGTGCAATGTTTGAGTTAACATTAAAAAACAATAATGGTAAATGGTTTGGAGTTACTACATTAGCCAAAGAACATAGAAACTTAGTAAATAAACATGGTGGAGATTATAGAGCAGCTGGTTTAGAATTTTTTAATACGTTTGGAATAGACCACGGATATTTAACACAAACTAAGAAAAAAAGAGAAGTTGAAACAGTTAGTTATGATGCTAAAACTATTCAATGGAAAAAAGATAACGCAGATAAATTAAAACGTTTTCAAAATACTTTGCAATATTTACAATTTGATAATGTATTAGCTGAACCTTCTTGGCAAGATGTAGTAGACAAAGCAACTTTAAGACCTGATTTGTATCTTCCTAATGCAAACAATGCTGCAGCTTGGATAATGAAAAGAAATTTTGATGACCAAGTTAATTCTAATACAAACTTAAGTGCTGATGAAAAACAATACATGAAAACTAATTATGCACTTGCGTTAATGGATATAAAACCTGGATATAAAGCTGAGTTTGGTCAAACAGATACACCAAGCACTTCTACTAGATTTAAAGAAATGGTAGATGTATGGAGAACAGATTCATTTGCACAAAGTACAGATGCAGGTAAAGGTTTTAAATATTTTTATGAATCAGCTTGGGTACAAGCAGAAGAAATTTCATTACAAGAAGGGTTTTCTAAAAATTATTGGCGTATATCTGAATCTGATTTAGCTATTGTATTAAGAAAACAAGTAATTAAACAAGCATATTATACCATATCTCAGTATCCAGATTTTTATGTACCGTATGTAGGAGTAATTTTGCGATTATTGTCAGATGATTCTGAGACTATGAACTATAATACAGACTTATATACAAGAAAAATAGATTCTGGAACACAAGATTTTGAACCAGAGTTAATAGATTATGAATTGGATAATTAATGGCGTTAACTGATATTGAAAGAAACGAGTTAGAAACTGCAATACAAGCACTAGGTGGTAATTTTGCAGATTTTACATTTTCAGAATTTAGTACAAACCCAACTAAATACGCTGGTAATACACAATTACGTTTGATACAACTAGATTTAGCAAGTAATGATACTGCTGATGTTATTAAACAAAATGTCTTAGCAACTTTACAAGAGTTTAATGCTATGGATGTTGAAATTAAAACAGACCCTCAAGGCAATCCTTATGTTGGTGCTAAAGATTCTAGAGTTATTCCTAGACTAGATAAAGATGGTAATCCTTTGTTTCAAGATGGTAATCCAATGACTACTACTGTCAAAGAAGGTCAATTTTTTCCTTCTACTAATTTTGCTGATAGTTTTGTATCTACAATTAATCAAGACCAAAGTGCATTACAAGCTATACAAACTGCTGCAATTGATTCTGGACTTATAACTGTAGAAGAATTAGGTAATGAAGTTAACGGTATTGGAGGAGTTGTTACTAATGCTTTAATAAATCAAACATTACAATACATAGATACTTCATATAACAAATGGTATCCAGGTTCTATAGAAAGAACTAATTTTGAATCATTAGTAGATGACTCTAGAGGAAGTACTGAGTTTAGAAAAGATATAAATAGTTTTTATGGGGGTATACAGTTAGACCCACAAATACCTTTGAGTACAAAATACATTACAAGCAAAGAAATATTTGCTAATGGTTTGTTATCTTTCTTAGAAAATCAAGCAGATTTAGCAGAAGCAGAAGAAAACAAGTTTAATGTAGAAAGAGCATTACAAATTAAATCTGAAAATATTATGCCAAGTATGACAACATTAGCTGAAGACTTTGAAGATTTTTATCAACAGCTTAACGGTAGACCAATAAGTGATGACTTAAAAGCAGAATTTATAGATAGTGTAGCTAAAGATTGGTCTCCTTATGTAGATGCATTGATAGCACAAGATAAATTTATGAGAGCAGATGATGTTATGAAACAATATACAGGCACTGAAGCTTGGCAAAAAATGGGATTTGATAGTCCACAAATGGGTGGTTATGTAACATTTGAAGAATTAAGACCTGAATTTGATGTACAAAACCCTATTGCTGTTGTACAAGATAAAATTGAAGATAAAGCTGAAGCACAAAATAAAATATCTGAAGAAGCTAAACGTATAGCAGATGCACAATACGCATATAATAAATACTTAGGAGGATAATGGCTAAAAAAATAACATATGGTCCTATTGGTACAACACTTATACAAGTTGGTACTGACTTCTATTTAGGATACGAATACGATGGTGAGATATATTATTGGAGTATAGAAGAAAAAGATATACCAGCATTGTCTGAAATAGATACTGTAAGATACGACCAAAATGGAATACTTGCTAATCCTATAGAAGGTTTTCAATATATGCCTGTAACAGATTGGTCTGATTTAATTGAAGAAAAAAAAGTAATTAATGCAGGTTCATTAACAGATTTACAAGATTCTGATATGTCAATTGATTCAATGATAAACAAAATTGTAGAACGTGAAAGTACATTACCTTGGACAAAAGAAGATGCATATAAAGATTATGTTACTGAATTAATAATTGAAGACCCTACAAACTGGTTAGCTAACTTAGATGCTGATATGGATGATAAATTATTTGGTGAAACTGGTTTAATTACAGAATTAGGTTATTCACAAAATATGTACAATCGAGCAATAAAATATGAAAACGACCCTATAGGTAGAGACGAATTAGTAACAGATAGTATAATTGTTGTTAAAAATGTGTTGACTTCTTTACAAGCAAATTTAGATGAAAATACTATTGAATGGGTAGCTAACAAATTAGCAAGTGCATCGTGGTCTCCAGAAAGAACAACTGCTGAATTAACTGCTGCAACTCAACCAGGATACAATTATCAAATGAGTTCAGATTTTCAAGATGTATTAAATAATGGTGTAGTTACACAAAGTAATTTAGGTGTAGATAAAGTACAACAACTTTTGGATACTTGGTTGCCTAAAGAATTACATCAACCATATTTAGATAGAATAAATGCAGAAGCTGGAAAATTAATTAATGATGCAACATATGAAGATACTTTTATAGAAAAGCTAAAAACCGAAAGATTTGCATTTAATTCATCTTGGGATAAAGAAATAGCATGGTCTACAATATTAAATAATGGAATGACCTTAGCACAAAGTGTATGGGGAATTGTGCCAGAAAGTGATGATGCAGGTGTTTATGATATGTTACAAACTAATGATATAAACAAACAAAAAGAAATAGCTAGACAAATAGGTTTAGATAGAGGTTATCAAAAAACTTCAAATGATTTTTTTGATTCATTTAATGTAAGTATGGGAGGTAATGTTGTTAAAACGCAAGATTACAATATACGACAAGGAGTAGGTAATGGTTAAAGTTTATCGTAGTGACTTAGGTTTTGGTCAAGGTTATGATGGTCAAAACTATTATGAAGTAGATGAAGATAGAGCTAAAGAATTAGAAGCTATTGGTTATTCAAGAACTCCTGTATCAACTGAAGATAGGTCTAATCCTGGTGGTTCAATATTTACTGGAACTGATGATGTAAGTTTTTATTCTGATGTAGATGCTGCAATGTCTGGTGTATCTAATACAGCTAGTGGTCGTTCTGCAAGTACAGGTGCTGCATTAGCTAAGTCTTTATTTGCAATGTATCCAGAAAAATTAGTAGATTTATATTCAGGTTTTTGGGTACAATACGGTAATGAAAAAATAGCTAAAGGTATGTTAATTAAAACTCCAGAATACAAAAAAGAATTTGGTTATTTACTTAGAGAAGATGGAACAATGCGTATGACTGAAATAGAAGCATTGTCTAATAAAGCTTCTTTTAAAAATACTTTGGCAGAATTTGGTATTGAATATACAGAAGCTTTTAATAAACAATTTGAAACTATGATAGAAAATGATGTTAGTCCATTAGAGTTTGATACACGTGTAAATACTGTATATCAATCTGTAATTGACGATATACCACAAGTAGTCGAACTATATGCTAATCAATACGGTATTAATGGTGTTACACCAGAGCTTGTATTAGCTGGTTTACTTAATCCAGATATACAAGATGCAATACTTAATAATGAAATAGAAACATTGCAAATAGGTGCAGAAGGAGTAGCTGCTGGTTTTACATTTGATTTTGATAGAGTTAATAAATTAAGAAAAGCAGGATTTACTAGACAAACTGCTAAAGGTTTATACGGTAATGCAGGAACGTTCTTAGGACAAGAACAAAGTATCGATAGAGGATTAGATATATCTACATTAGAAGAATCAGCTATTGGAAATACAGAAGCTATGTCAGCTGTAGCAAAAGCGTCTGATGAAGCAGCAGCTGAAAGTTCTTTTATTACAGGTTCTAGAAAAAAAGGTGACAAAATTACAGGACTTACAACTTAATAGTGTATAATAGTTTTATGCGTTGAGAGGTCCGCAGTACAATAGACCATCAAATCGGCTTTCAGGCCTACGTTGAAAGCTTGTATTAAATACGTAGAGTAATGGACTTGTAGCTTATAGCTACCAGAGGTGCAAGTCAAGTGGTAAGGTAGCACCACGGCAAGATGCCTATGGTCTTGTCTGATAGGTTAACACATAGTGGAGGTACAAAATGGAAGAATTTGATGCACCGCAAGAACATGGTGTAAAACAATTACGCGAAACAGTTGAACGTAAAGACGAACAACTTAAAAAACTAGAAGCTGAACTGGCATCTTTTAAAGACAAAGAGCTAGATAATGTTTTTGGTAAGTTGGGATTACAAACAGACAAAGGTTTCGGTAAGGCATTAAAACAAGTGTACAATGGACCTGTTGATACAGAATCTATTGCACAGTTTGCTAAAGACGAATATGGTTTTGAAGCTAGTGGAACTGTCACAGAACAACCACAAACTGAAGACGTACCAGTAGCCCAAGATGATGCTCGTGCTAGAGTAGCTGCACTTGATGCAAATTCACGTTCAGATGTACCGTTAGACGTAATGAGTCAACTAGACCAAATAGTTGCTACAGGTGATACTAAGGCAAGTATTAGAGCTAGATTGGCATTACTCGACCAAGAAGAAAAAAAGTAACAGTTTAATACAAGATAATAACGGAGGTAAATTATGGGAGCTATTTCGCTTACCAATAATTCAATTTACGCACAGAAAATTAATAACTTTTCTGGCGAGCTATTCCGTGTCGGTGGTCAAAGAACACCTTTCTTATCTGCAACTGGAGGATTAAACGGAGGTAAGGTTTTACAATCTACATTCTGGCAAATCCAAGCAGCTGACAATGCAACTGTATCTTCTGAACCTACTAAAGGTCAAGAAGGTGCGCAACCTACAGAATATTTAGGTCGCGATAGAGTAGCATTCACAGGTGTAACGCAGGTATTCCATAAAGGTGTAAAGATGACTTACACAGCAATGGCATCATACGGAAACCAAAATCCATTTGACTTGTCTGCAAATATTGCAAACAGTTCTGATGGTGATGGAACACTTACAGCTGGAGATAAGCTAGCGCTTGCTGGTGGAAATCCAATTGTTGACGAATTTGCAGAGCAAATGTCTCTAGCAATGGAAAAAGTAGCAAGAGAAGTAGAATGGTTCGCATTCAACGGTACATTTGCAGATGGTGCTAATACAACACCAGGTGCAGGTACAAGAGAAATGCGTGGACTTGCAGAATACTTAGCTCTTAACGCTAATGCTAATAACTCAGTAGCCGCTGGTGGTATCAATGGTAACATTTACTATAACGATACAGCTGGAGATGGCTCTGGAACAGACCAAAAACTACACTGGGATACAATCGCTGGTGCATTAAAGAGGCTTTATGATGCTTCTGCACCAATGCTTAATCCTGTTTTGTGTGTAAGCCCACAACAATTGTTAGACCTTAACAAAGAACTAACAGTTGATGGTGCTATATCTGGTGCATTAACAGCTGCTGTTTTACCAAGAGATAGAAATATCGCTGGTATCGACATTGATACAGTTGTAACACCATTTGGTTCAATTGGTATGATGGTCATTGACCCTAATATCATTACTGCAAACAAAGCATTTATTGTAGACTTTGCATTCGTACAACCAGTATTTACCAACATCCCAGGATTTGGTACAGTATTCGTACGTGACATTGACCAAGATGATTACGCAAGAGTAGCAAAAGCAATCTACATGGAAATGGGATACGACTTCGGTCCTCCTTCATACCACTGTATGATTAATGATGTTGCTTAGATAGCAAAAAATTTAGTAGAAACTTTCGGGTTGTAGCAATACCTCTCGAAAGTTCTGCTATAGTTAGGAAAATATGAGTAATACATACGCAAAAACAGCAACAATAGCATCTGGTGAAACTGCAAGTGACGTTATAGATACTAAAGGTATGGCTTTAGCAGGAGTAAGATTTCCCGCAGCTTTTACAGGAGCTACTGTAACAATACAATATAGTTTAGATGGAACAGCTAATATGAATACAGTAAATAATGCTGCAGGTGCAGCAATAACATTCACAAAAGCCTTAAACGGTTGGTGTGCAGTTGACCCGTATACATTTGCATTAGTAAAAGGCGGATACATTAAAGTAGTTTCTGCTAGTTCTGAAGCTGCTGAAAGACAAATAGATTTAGTATTCGTTAGCGTCTAGGAGTTACTATGAGTTTAAACATAGGACACCTTATAGACAGGGTTTTTAGAGAGTATCTAGAACCTAACGATGACGTATCGTCTTTCACAGTTTTAAAAGATGGTATGACTGATTCCTCTACAGATACAATAATTGATTATGATAATACGTATCTAACATCTGAAGAAGAAGATGCATTAGGAACTGGTGCTTACATCGAAGTAGGAGAAGAACTAATGCTAGTTGCTTCATTAAATACTTCATCACAACAAATAACTGTTGTTAGAGCTGCACGTGGTACAACAATTGCTGCACATACTACAGGTGATTTATTAAAAATTAATCCTCCATTCACTCGTAAAGTAGTCTTTGATGCTATATCAGACCAAGTAGAAAACCTTTACCCTACCCTATTTGCTGTTGAAACAATAACTGCTACTGCAAGTACAGGTTATGTTATATTAGGTACACATGGTTCAGATGCAGATACATATAATTATTTAGTAAACCCTATAAAAGCTATATCACAGTACACAGATTTTGCAAGTAATTCAGATTCAACAGGTAGTATGTTTGCACCTGTATCTGTACAGTTAATACAATTACCTAATCCATTTGTTTATACAGATGATTCAGGTACTGAAAGAACTAAAACATATACTGATGGACCGTCAGTAGTTAATGCATTACAGTTTTATAGTATTGCTTCTGGTAATTCAGCATATGTTACTTTCAAAAAGAAATTTATTGCACCTGCTAATGAAGCAACAACATTAGCTTCTATAGGTTTAGAATCAGAATATGAACCAATAGTTATGGCAGGAGTAGCTGCACAAATAATGTCAGGTAGAGATATACCTATGGCAACACAAAATTATATAACTGAATCTTTACAAGCTGCTGTATATCCTGTAGGTTCATCAACAAGTATTAGAAATTCATTATTACAATATCAACAAATACTTATACAACAAGCTAGAAAAAACTTAAGAGCAAGGTATCCTGAATCCGTATCAATAAACGGCACACATAATCCAGGTATATAATGGTAAGAGTACCTCTTGCATCTGAGATAACAAATCCTAAAAGACACGGGTATAGTTTACAATTAGACGATTTACTTATGCGTACAGCTACAGGTCCTAATAGAGTTTTAACTGTACAATCAGCAGAGTTTCCGCAACAAAGTATAAACCTTGCAGTCAATCCTGAAGATATTACTACAAACGTAGGACAGATTTTTTCTAGAAGTAACTTTAGTGGTGGTGAGGGATTAGACACAGCACATCAAAGAAATGGTGAAGAAGATGATGTAAGTAAATTTTTTGATTCTAAAGGTATAGATGTTTTTCATGGAGATGAAGAAGGAAGCTACAAGATACATTTATTAAAAGCTACTGATGAAATAAACGTACGTGGTGGTAGTAATGATTTACAAGGTAGTAATAACTATTTAGCACAAACAACTAATGGTAATTTGTATCTTACTGATAATACTAGCATCTATGTATCAACAGATAATGGTGCTACATGGGCAGCAGTAACAACTGGTTTAACAATAAATTACAACTTTACAGGTATTGTTGCTTTTGGTAATGGATTGTTTGCTACTACTGCAGATGGTACAAGTAATTCAGAGTTAATAAAATTTGATGGTACATCTACATGGACTGAAGAAACTACTCATATGAGTTCTAATGGTGGACTAACAGGTATATGGTTTTCCAAAGGACAGTTATTTATTAGTGGTAAAAAAAGTACAGCAGAATATTTGTGGGCTGTAAGTCCTTTTGATAAAACTTGGTCTGGTTCAGACTTACAAGTTGCTGATGCAATTATAGTTTCAGAGAATACACACAATATTACAGGTGTAGTAGATGCAGGTGCAGTCGTACTTGTTTCTAGTACAGATGGAAATATTTATTCTATTAAAGATGTAGCTGGAACTATGACTCTTAAAGGGCAAACAAATGTACCTTTTGAAGAAGTGCATAGTATTTCTGCTACAGAAGGTATTGTATTTTTTGGTACAAAAGAAGTTTCTACAAATACTGGTAGATTGTATCGTTCACAATTAACTGTTGCTGATGATTTGTATGTGTTAGCTGATAGACAGTTAATAAAAGAATGGATTATATCTGGCATAGATGCTTCACCAAAACATATGTTTGCAACAAGAGACAGTATTTATATGGGTGTAAAAGAATCTAATACTGAAGCATATTTATGGAGATATTATTTACCAACTGCAGGATTAGCTAGAGATTTAGAAATAGGAACAGGTTCTTTTATTACAGGTATTACTCAAAGTAATGGTAAGTTTATTATTGTTGGTGCTGGAAAAGATATATATAAAGAAAGTGCAACAATATTTGTGCAAGAAGGTTATTTAATATTACCAAATGCAGACTTTTTTACATCAGAATCTAAACAATGGGTAGGTATAGAAGTAGAACATAATGAATTATCTGAAGGTAGACAAGTAGATGTTTATATATCTACTACATATGACACTATAGATAATCCAGATAGTGCTAACTGGGAATTAGTTGGGCAATCAGTTGCTGGTACTGGTGGTGTAGAGTATGAATTAAACAGAACAGCTAGATACGTTAACTCAAAGATAGTAATAAAACCTAATACAACATTTACATCTTCTCCTGAGTTTAGGTCTGTAGCTATTAGAGCTTTGCCTAGACCAGAACTTGTAGTTGTAACAATACCAATAAATTTATCTGACCAAATAGAAAGACCAAATAGAAAAAGATTACGTGTAACAGGTTTAGGTGAAACTATTTATCAAACTTTAAAAAATAAAGAAGGAGATGCTGTTACATTAATTTTGTATGAACCTAGTGAAACCATAAGAGGTGTGGTAGAATCTGTTGAGTATCCAATTATTGAAGATGGAAAATTAGGTTCTGTTACTCAGTATTGCATGATACGTGTAAGAGGTGTTAGAGCTGAAAGTACTACTACATCTATATCTAGATTACTAGGTGTTGGTACATTAGCTGTAACTAATTTAGGATAATATGAATAACGAAATTGTAAAAAGATATAATCAACAGAAACATCTTAAAAATAATATACATAAAGCTGTAAAAAGTAATATAGAAAATAAAGCACAAACATTTGGAGTTATTGGTACAGTAAAATCAATTTATAAAATAAAAAAATTGGATAAAAGTATCAATAAATTAGGTAATCAATTTAAACCAACTAAAAAAACTCTGCCAAAAAATAGTTACAAAGGTTATAATTAATGGTAGCAAGAGAAACACAGTTACAAAACGCATACGAAACAACATTAATATCTGCATTGTCTGCAAGCTCGTCAGACCAAACAGTCTCGGTTGCAGCTTCCCCAGCAAGTATTGGTGATTTTTCATCAGGAACATCAGGATTTTATTTAGTAATTGACCCAGATAGCGACTCTACTAGAGAGTATGTTTACGTATCAGCAAAATCTGGTGTTAACTTAACAACTACTAGAAACATAGATACTTACGGTGGTGGATTAAATGCTCATTCTATTGGAGCTAAAGTTAGATTTGTTGCTATGGCAGAAATGTTTGATGATGTACATGACAGAGTAGATACAATAATTAACGAAGCTGGTACAGCAGTTAATACAACATTATTTTTAGATGAAGATAACATGGCATCAAACTCTGCAACTAAAGGTGTTACACAGCAATCAGTTAAAGCTTATGTAGATAGTAACGTAACTGCACAAGATTTAGATATAACAGATGGTTCTACTACAAGTGCTGTTGACTTAGATAGTCAAGCATTAACTATACAAGGTACAGCTAATGAAGCAACTGTAGGATTAACAGGACAAGCATTTACAGTTGGACTACCAAGTTCTATCACAGTTAACGTAACAGGTAACTTAACAGGTAATGTGACAGGAAATGTTACAGGTAACTTAACTGGAGATGTTACAGGAGACGTTACAGGTGATTTAACAGGTAATGTAACTGGTAACGTTACTGGTAATGTTACAGGTGCAGTTACAGGAAACGTAACTGGAAACCTAACAGGTAATGTAACTGGTGATGTTACTGGAGATGTAACTGGAAATTTAACTGGAAACGTAACAGGCAATGTATCTGGTACAGCTTCAGGATTATCAGCAACATTATCAGTTGCTACAGGTGGTACAGGACAAACATCTTACACAGATGGTCAATTACTTATAGGTAAAACTACAGGTAATACACTATCTAAAGCTACATTAACTGCAGGAACTAATGTAACTATAACTAATGGTTCGGGTGCTATTACAATTGCAGCTACAGATACCAACACAGAATACACAGCTGGTGATGGTTTAGATTTAACTGGTACAACATTTAGTACTGACCTTAAATCAAATGGTGGACTTGTAATAGAATCTACAGAATTAGCCGTAGATTTAGCAGCTAGTTCAATAACAGGAACACTTGATGAAACAGACGGTGGTACTGGACTTACAAGTTATACTACTGGAGATATTCTTTATGCTTCTGGTAGCAATACACTTGCAAAATTAGGTATAGGTTCATCAGGGCAGACTTTACAAGTATCATCTGGTGGTATTGTAGAATGGGCAACAGCAACAACTGGAGATATAACAGGTGTTACTGCTGGTACAGCTTTAGATGGCGGAGGAGTAACTGGTACAGTAACATTAAATGTTGATGTAAATGCAGCTAGTGTTGTTACAGCTACTACATCAGATTATATTCTTATAGAAGATGTAACAGACAACAGTACAAAAAAAGCTTTAATATCAGATATAGTTTCTGCAGGAGATATAACAGAAGTAAATACAGCAGCTAACTCTGGTTTAGCTGGAGGTGCAACATCTGGAGCAGTATCGTTAACTGTAGACCCATCTAACTTAGCTGATGGTACAGGTATAACAGCAGATACAGCAAATGACTTCTTAATTATGGAAGATGTTACAGATGGAACTGTATATAAAATAAATCCTAATCAAATAGCATCAGGTTCAGCATCTGCATTATCAGATGGAGATTCAGACTTTACACTTACAGATGGTATTGCTAATGGAATACACTACGAGTTAGACAA